GCTCTTAAAGAAGATGTTAACGCCGCTGCTCCAGCAGACGCAACTGCCGCTGCTCCAGAAGCACCAGCTCCTGATGCAGGTGAAGCAGCATTTAATGACTTAGCAGGTGCAGGTACACCTCCACCTCCAGCAACTCCTGAAACTCCAGCTCCGGCTGAAGAAAACCCACCAGCAGAAGCATAATATGACAGTTATAGATAAAATATTAAACGAGTGGTCTTACCGTTGTAATGATGGTGTTGTTGATTTAACAGATGTTACTAAAGTAAAGATTTTATTCGAAATACTTAGAGAAGATATTGATGATGATCTATTAAATGCTTTAGTTAAAGCTGATCCTGATACAAAAGCAAAAGTATTAAAGTTTATTAAAAAATCCACTAGTAAATCTGCTGAAAAAGTAGGTGAAGATGGGTTTTATGGTTATTTAGATAAACACAATCTTAATGCTGAACATATTGGTTCTTTAAGTGATAACATATTTGAAATATTATCTGATAATGATGATTTAGATAAGTTTAATGAATATAGAAAGTCACCTTTAAAACTTGCTGATTTATCCCAAACAGGAAATATAACAGCAATATTAGGAGAAACAGGTATATCACAAAATTCAATAGTTCAATTATTAAACTTAATAGGACAGGAAGGTGGTAGAGGTATTGGTAAAGGTGAAATAGTATTAGCTTTATTCTTTGGTGATGCTAAAATTTCTGAAGGAAAAGGCGATATAACTTCATCTGAAGGTTCATTAGAAATAAAAGCATATGATGCTCGTTTAGGAACTAGAGGAACCAATGCATCTTTATTTACTAATAGTGATTTAGCTAAATTAGCAGTTGATTATGAAGTAGATAGTGTTAGAATGGACGTTTTAATACCTAGTTTAGCAGAAGAGGCTGATAATGATATAGTATATAAAGCAGTAATAGATTTTTTAAAGAATATATTTACTAAGATAGATATAACACAATATATTACTCCAAATACAATTAAATCACAAAAAGAAATTCGTTTAGCTTTAAATAAAGTATATATGCTTGACTATTTTACTAAAGAAGGAATAGACAAAATGATGTATATTGATACTAAAACAAGCCAAGGAAATTATGTGTTATTCACAGTAGAACAAATTTCAGAAGTAGTTAATAATAACTTAATAAAAATCAAAACATTCACCGCAAGTGACATGAACCCACAAATAAGATAATATGGAACATAATTTTAACCCAGCAGATAAAATAACAGTGGATATTCCATTGTTTATTCGTTTATTAGAATATGCTCGTGAAGACGCTAAAACAGATATGGATTTACATACAGTAACTGAAAAAGCAATAGCAGCAAGTGCAGAAGGAAAAACATTAACAATGAGTGATTATGATTCTATTGTTAATACACAAGAACAAAAATTACAAGAAAGATTAAAGAAATTAGCTAATATTCTTTCTTAATTTATAGACAGATTCATAGCCTGTCGCATCGAAAATATTAATGCAGCTGTGGCGCACTCAAAAGGTGCGCCCTCTCTCTTTTGGTAATGGCAAAATAAAATCGTATATTTAATAATTAAGGAAAATTTATGAGAGAATATCAAAATTCATTTAGACGAACACAGGAGTTACTTGATACCCCTAAAATAACATCAAGAATTATCAAATCAAAACCAGAAAAACAATATAAAAAGATTGTTATTATAGGTGCTGGTGTGGCAGGTATTAATGCTGCTACTACATTAGTGGATAATGGTTATCCTGGAGAGTATATTACTATCTTAGATAAAGGAAATGATCCAATTAATCGTTTACCTGAAGAAGTAATGACTGGTATGCTTGGTGCTGGTGGATGGAGTGATGGTAAATTAACATATCATACATCTATTGGTGGTCAATTATCTAAGTATTGTGGTGAAGAAAAGGCTATGGAATTAATGAAACAAGTAGTAGATAACTTTACTCGTTTTCACCCCAAGCCTGATGAAATATTTATGTCTGATCCTCAGGAAGAACCTGAATTTATTAAACCCTATTTTGGTTTAAGAATGTTTCCTGTATGGCACATTGGATCTAATTTCTTACATGAAATTGCTAAGACTTGGTATCAATATTTGTTAGATAAAGGTGTTAAGTTTGAGTGGTTAGAACAAGTAGATAAAATTGATTTTAATAACAGAGTATTATATAGTCATACTTTAGGTAAAGATGGATTCCACCACTTTGATGCTCGATTTACTTATTATGATGAATTAATCTTTGCAGTAGGTAAATCAGGTATTGACTTTGCTCAACAACTAGCAGACCAATACGAATTACCTAACGAACCTAAATCAGTACAAATCGGTGTTCGGTTTGAAGCACCACAAAAATATTTCCAAAAATTAATAGATGTATCTTACGATTTTAAACTTTACCAGAAATTCGATAATGTTTCTTTACGTTCATTCTGCACGAATAACAATGCTGCTTATGTTGCTGTAGAAGAAACATATGGTGATGTTAGTTACAATGGTCACGCTAAGAAAGGTGAGGAATTTAGAAATGATATGACTAACTTTGGTATTTTGATGGAAATTAAGGGCATTGAAGATCCATTTGCTTGGAGTAGAGATGTAGTACAAAAATTACAAAGTGATGGTACCGGTTTGTATTATTCACCTTCTCGTACTCCTTCAAATACATCTGAAGGTACAATTGTAAGTGCCTCTAAAACTGATACTTTAGTTACATTTAAAGAAGCATTAGGTGAATATGCTAATTATATTATTAATTTTATTGCCGATATGAAAAAGGTATTTAAATTTGGTAATGATTGGGGAATGTATATTCCTGAAGTAAAATACTTATCACCTGAACCTCTTGTAAATTATAATAATTTATCTTTAACAGAATTTCCTAATGTGTATTTTGTAGGTGATGCTTTGAGTGCTCGTGGTATTACAGTATCAGGTGCGCATGGTATTTATGTTGCAGAATCACTTTTAAAATAAACTAATGACACAAAAATTAAAAACAGCAGACGGAACAATAGTATACTATTCAGACGGTAAAATGCATAACTGGGATGGACCCGCTTACATTCCTCAAGGCAATAAACGTGCCGCTGAGTATTGGTTATTTGGTATTCAATATACTAAAGACCAATGGGAAGATAGAAAGAAAGATTGCAATGGTCAACCATTCTACAAAACGGCAGCCGGTAAAGCATCAGGTGCTAGAGTTTAGGCAAAGTAAGATTCATACATTTATAGTATGAGTAGAGGAAGACCAGCAGCAATAATACAAAACGATCCATTACGCAAGTTTACTCGTGTGTATGAGGATGAATTTACTACAGAAACATGGACCTACAATTTGGATAAATTCCCAAATGGTCCTATTTCTGTGGATATTAAATATAAACCAGGTGGTGAGAAAGCATTCAAACAACATGTTAAACAAGCTAAAATAGATCGTAGGAATGCACGTCAAATGAAAAAAATAAACGAAAGAAATAAAAAATGAGAATAGGATTAGCAGGTACTATGAGTGTAGGTAAAACTACATTAGTTAAAGCATTAGCTGAATTAGATCAGTTTAAAGATTATTTTATTGCTACTGAACGTAGTAAATATTTGCGTGATTTAGGTATTCCATTAAATACCGATTCAACATTAAATGGTCAATTTGTATTTCTAGCAGAGCGTGCTAGTGAGTTATTACGTGAAAATGTATTAACAGATAGAACAGTATGGGATGTATGTGCATTTACATTAGGTGCTAAATCAATTAGTGATTTTGATAAACGTACATTTGTTGAAGCAGCTATGATGCTTCGTAATCAATATGATTTAGTTATTTATGTTGATCCTCGTGGTGTTGTTATGGAGGATAATGGTGTTCGTGAAACTGATTTACATTACAGACGTAAAATTGATGAGGTTATTAAATTAGCATTAGCAGAATATCCACCACAAAAATTAATTACAATAGAAGGTACAACAGAGGAACGTATCGCTACAATTTTACAAAATCTTTAATATTTATACATATAAATTATGAATAACGATACTATGAAAAAATCTGAGCTACAAGATATTATCCGTGAAGCCTTGTTAGAAGTTATTGACGAAGGTCAAGCTGAAGATCAAGCAGCACAGGATAGAGCAAAAGCAGCTATACAAACCCAAATAGCAGCCTTAAATAAGAAAAAATCCGAATTATCTGCAAAACAACCATCAGCAGCTGATAAACCAGCTCAAGATGCTGAAGTGGTTGCTATAAATAAAAAAATTCAAGGATTAGGTCTTAAATTACAAAATGTAAGCAAACCGGGTGTTTCTTCTTTAGATTTAGAAGAAATGGCAAACGTAGGTGTTCGTTATCAGTTAGCAGATAATGTTACTGATGCTCAGATTGCAGGATATACAGGTAAGAAAGCAAAAATCTTAGCAGCTATTCAAGCAGCAGGTTCAGCAGTATCTAAAATGAATGTAGCGGGTAATATGGGTTATAATAAACAAAATCCAATCAACAAAGATTTTATGGAATTAGTTGATGCAGGTGTTATTGTTTCATCTACAGATCAAGCAGCACCTCGTTTAACAAATCCAAGACCAGAAGCACCCGCAGCTGCTCCAGCAACAAACAGTAATGGTGAAGAATTATATAACCCAAGAGGCAGAAGACCTTCTACAGGTAATGGTATGTTTACTCAAGATGAGTTAGATGCATTAGGATTATCAGGAAGAGAAGAAATGTCTGATGATGAAGTAGATGCAGCATTTGCAGCAGCAAGAGCTTCAGGTGAAGAACCAGAACCAGAAATTGCAGGTGGTGAAAGATCAAGATCTAATGTTACTATATCAAACGAAGATTTCCAAGATTGGATGGAATATAAAAAATTATCTGATCGTTTAACAAGTGTTAAAAGTAACTTATTAAAAGCAAAACGATATAGAAGTACACCAGGTGATATCAATGATGTAGGTAGTACAGCTAGAGAAATTAAAGGTTTAACTGATTTAAAAGCAAGCCTAGAACAAAGAATTGACGCTTTAGTTAAAAAATCAGAATATTTACAAAAAGATATTGCTAAGAAAACTGGTAAAGAATTACCTCCACCAATTGAAAATCCACTTGAGGATGAAGATGAAATGGATGATTTAAACGAAGGTCTTAAACACAGAATGCAATATTACGCAGGAATTAAAAAATAAAAATATGTTATCAAAATTAAAAAAACATTTCCCAAAAATTGTTTTAGCAGTAGCTGTTATTGCAATTATTAGTGTAGTTTTTGAAAAATGCGGCAGCAACGCTAGCCATAAAGCATTTTTAAACCAAGTAGATAGTTTACATAAAGTAAACGATTCTTTATCTTTAGAAATTAAAAAAGATGATGCTGCTATTGATTCATTAAATCAAGTTAGTGAAGAATTAACTTATAAAGTAGAACATCAAAAAGCAAAAGTTGTTAAAATTGTTGAAACGGTTGAAATTGAAAAAAATAAAATTGACAATTTACAAGAACACCAGTTAGTAACTTTCTTTAACACAAGATATTCTAAAGATACAGTTACAAACCCATTACCATTAGCACAACCAGTATTAGTATCTGCTGCTAAGGATTTAGTGGAATTAGATGGTGCTAAACAAATTATTGTATTAAAAGATAGTACTATCAACACATTAGAAGCAAAAGTAACAGTTAAAGATAGTGTTATTACTAAATTTGAAAGTAAAGAAGGTAAATATAAATTAATCTTAGCCAACAAAGATAAAGAAATTGCTGGTTGGGAAGATCAATATAATCAAATTGATTTACAATTAAAGAAATTAAAAGTAAAATCTAAATTCCAACGTATAGGAAGCTATATTGTAATTGGTGGTTTAGGTTATTTAATGTTAGCAAAATAAGTACCTCTCCTATGATAGCATTGTAGGACCGACCCCAACGCAAGTTGGGGTTTCTTTTATATATTTATATACAACAATCAGTATATGAGCGACCAAAATATAAAAGACATAATTAAACAGGAATACATTAAATGTGCTTCAGATCCTGTCCATTTCTTTAGGAAATACTGTTTCATCACCCACCCAATTAAAGGTAGAATTTTATTCCATCTATACCCATTCCAGGAAGATGTATTAAAATCATTTAGATCAAATGACTACAACATTATTAATAAATCTCGTCAGCTAGGTATTTCTACCTTATGTGCTGGTTATGCTTTGTGGTTAATGTTATTTCATAAGGATAAAGCAATATTATGTATTGCAACTAAGCAACTTACAGCACAAAACATGGTTGAAAAGGTTCAATTCATGTATAATAACTTACCTTCATGGTTAAAAGGTTCTAAACCAGTAGCATCAAACCAAACATCCCTAAAACTATCAAATGGTTCGTTTATTAAAGCGACCTCTGCTTCTAGCGACGCTGGTCGTTCATTTGCAGTATCTTGGTTGATCATGGATGAGGCCGCCTTTATTGACGGCATTGATAAAATTTATACCGCTATTAAACCTACAATTTCAACAGGTGGTGGTTGCGTTGCATTATCTTCTCCAAACGGTGTTGGTAACTGGTTCCATAAAACTTGGGTTGAAGCAGAATTAAGTAAAAATAGTTTTGTTCCAATTCAATTAAAATGGGATGTTCACCCTGATAGAGACGATGCCTGGGTTAGAAATGAAAAGGAAAATATGACTGCAAGAGATTTTGCGCAGGAATATGATTGTGACTTTCTAGGATCAGGAGCAACAGTAATTGACCCAGAAACCTTAGAATATTATGATGGGTTTATAATGGATCCTGTTGAACGACGATTCATGGGAGGTGATTTTTGGATTTGGCAATATCCTGACTACAATAAAAACTATATTGTATCAGCTGACGTTGCCCGTGGAGATGGAAGTGACTATTCTGCATTTCAAGTTATTGATTTAGAGGCCTGTCAACAAGTGGCTGAATTTAAATCTCAAATAGGTACACGTGAATATGGAAACATGTTAGTATCAGTTGCTACTGAATATAATAATGCGCTTTTAGTGGTGGAAAATGCTAATATCGGTTGGGATGTCGTAAATACTATTATAGACCGCGAGTACGCGAATTTATACTATTCACCTCGCTCATATGGTGAGTTAAGTGCTGACAAATACCTATCAAAATTAGACTCAGGACAAACAGTTCCTGGATTTACTACATCAGCAAAGACAAGACCACTTGTTATCTCAAAAATGGAGTCGTACCTTCGAGATAAGTCATTTACCTTTCATTCAAAACGCTTACTTGAGGAATTAAGAGTGTTTATTTGGATGCATGGTAAAGGGCAAGCACAAAATGGATATAATGATGACTTAGTATTATCATTATCAATGGGCTTATTTATTAGAGATACAGCATCCAGATTTGCGCAAATAGGTCGTGATCTAGCAACTGCAAGTTTATTAAACTTCAGAAGAACTGGGGATCAAATGTATGGAGGTGGTCAATGGATACCTGGTGGCAACCCATACAAAATAGATGATGTTCATGGAAACGCAGAAGATATACGATGGTTATTGGGTTAGAATATTTATTGTTATACATACTAAAATAAAAAAATGGCTAATACAGATTTATTTTCAAGGCTGAGGAGATTGTTTTCAACTGACGTCATCGTAAGAAACGTTGGTGGATCTCAATTAAAAGTGATGGACACGGACCGTGTTCAAGCCTATGGAAGTGCACAAACTAATAGCTTAGTAGACCGTTTTACACGTCTACACAGAACTAGCATGTCTGCTATGTTCAATCCTGCTATTAACTATCAGACATTAAGAACACAATTATATAATGATTACGAAGCAATGGATTCAGAATCAATTATTGCTTCTGCTCTTGACATTGTTGCTGATGAAACTACATTAAAAAATGAAGCTGGAGAAGTATTACAAATTCGTTCTTCAGATGAAAAAGTACAAAGAGTACTTTATAACTTATTCTACGATATTTTAAACGTAGAATTTAACCTTTGGCCTTGGACGCGCCAAATGTGTAAATACGGAGATTTTTATTTATTTTTAGAAATTAATAGTGAGGTAGGGGTATATAATGTTATGCCTTTATCATCATATGAATTAGCTAGAAAAGAAGGTTTAAATCCTGAAAACCCATTCGAGGTTTATTATGAATACGATCCAAATGCTTTAGCATCTACAATCCATATGGATAAGAGTGGTATGAAAAAGCGTTTTGAAAATTATGAAATTGCTCACTTTAGATTATATGCAGATGCTAATTATCTTCCTTATGGACGTTCGTTTATTGAACCGGCTCGTAAAGTTTATAAGCAATATACTTTAATGAAAGATGCGATGTTAATTCATCGTATTATGAGATCGCCTGAAAAGCGTATCTTCTACGTAGACGTTGGTGGAATACCAGCACACGAAGTTGATAACTATATGGAACGTATCACCAATAAAATGAAAAAGACTCCATTTATGGATGCTCAAACTGGTGAATATAATTTACGTTTCAATATTCAAAATTCATTAGAAGACTTTATTATTCCTGTTAGAGGTGCAAACCAAAATACTAAAATCGATACTTTAAAAGGTTTAGAATATAATGGTATTGAGGATGTTAACTTCCTACGTGATGAAATGTTAGCTGCTCTTAAGGTACCTAAAGCGTTCTTTGGATTTGAAAAAGATTTAACAGGTAAAGCTACATTAGCTGCTGAAGATATTAGATTTGCTCGTACAATTGAACGTGTACAAAAGGTACTTGTATCTGAATTATATAAAATTGCCTTAGTGCATTTATATACACAAGGATTTGATGGTGATTCTTTAACAAGCTTTGAATTAACATTAACACCACCTTCTATCATCTACCAGCAAGAACAAATTGCAATGTGGAAGGAAAAAGTATCACTTGCTAAAGATGCTCTTGACACAGGAATTATCCCATCAGATTTTATATACGATAGAATATTCCAGTTTAGTGATGATCAAGTAGAAGAATACCGTGATTTAGTTTTAGAAGATAAAAAACGTGCATTTAGACTTCAACAAGTTGAAAATGAAGGTAATGACCCAGCTAAAACAGGTAGATCATTTGGTACACCACATGATTTAGCTTCATTATATGGTAAAGGTAGAAATGGACAAGGCGCTGTACCTGTAGGATACGATGAAAAGGATCCAGTAGGTCGCCCAACACAAAAAGCATCTATATTTGGTACTCAGAAAAGTTCATTTGGTAAAGATCCAATTGGTAGTAAAGAATACAATATGACTGCTAATCAAGATAAAAACCCAATGCAACAAGCTTATAAAGGTGGTTCACCATTAGCATTAGCTGAATTAAAAAGAGCTAAAGAAGCTGCTGAGGCTAAGAAAATAACATTGTATGAAAGTACAAAACCAGTAGAATCCGATTTATTAAACGAAGATAATATCAAGGGTATAGAAAAATAACATATTTATACGCAGTGATTACATACTTTTTATGAAAATAAAACACAACAAATATAAAAATACTGGGATTTTATTTGAATTATTATTAAGACAAGTAACATCCGACACAATTTCTGGTAAAGATTCCGCATCTTTGCCATTAATTAAAAAGTATTTTAGCAAATCTGAATTAGCTAAGGAATATAAATTATATCAAACATTAATTGCTAATAAAGCAATTTCTGAGGGTAAAGCTGAATCATTAATCAACACAACTTTAGAAATCCACGCACGTTTAAACCGTACTGCTCTTCGTAAAGAAAAATATAACTTGATTAAAGAAATTAAGTCACATTATAATTTAGAAGAATTTTTTAAAGCTAAAGTAAACAACTATAAGCAACACGCCGCTGTTTACACATTAATGGAAGCTTATTCTACATTAGAATTTGTAGATCCAGCTAGTGTTATTGATAATAAAGTAACTTTACTTGAACATATTACTCGCAAAGAAGTAAATAAAGAAGAAGTTAAGGATCGTGTAATGGAAGAATACAGTTCAATGGATAAAGGAACTCGTATTTTAGCTTATAAAATGCTTATTGAAAAATTCAATGAGAAATATGGTGATTTAACTACAGATCAAAAATTAGTATTAAAAGAATTCATTAATAATGTATCAAGTACTACAAAATTAAAAGAGTTTGTTAATAATAATATTGAAAGTGTTAAAAAACAATTAATTAAATTAGTTGAAAAGGTTGAAGATAGTACTATTAAAATTAAAATCAACGAAGTAGTTAATTTAATTAAACCATTAGATAAAAATCAAAGTGTAAAAGATGAAGATATTATCTCACTTTTAACTTACCATCAATTAGTAGCAGAATTAAAATCAGTTAAATAAGATGAATAGATTACAAAAATTAGCAGGCATACATGAAATAGCACCTCTAGGAACACCAGCAGCTCCAACAGCGGCCGTACCTAGTGATGTAGCTGCTTTAGGTAGAGCACAAGCCTCTGCAACAACTGTAGCTAGCAAATCTAAAAATATTAATAGCATTCAGGAATTTCCTGGAGCTTTTGAAGTTTGGTGTCAATCTTTAGGGTTCCAACCCGGAAAAATTAGCAAATCTACAGTTAGAAGTCAAGTTGATCAAGTATTAACTAAGTTAGGATATAAATAATGGCATTGAATCTCAACACATATGGTGATTTAAAAAAAGCTATTAAAACAATTGCTCTTAAACAAAAAGGACAAGCTATTGTTTCACAAGGTAAGTCATTTGCTTTAGATCAAGTACTAGGATTAATACCAGGTGCTTCAAATGCAAAAACAACTTTTGATTTTATAAGAGCAGCAATTGCAAAACCAGATATTAAAAAAACAAATACCTGGTTAGATAAGTTAGATATTGATGATGAAATGTCTGCAATTGTAGATGATACTGTTGAAAATGGATTTATGAAAGCAATGGCAGCATCTATAGAAGCAGAATCTGATGATAAACCATTAGAGCCTGATTTTAATATGAATGCCAAAATGGTTGATTATTTAAAAAAACAATATCAAGGTCGTACAGTATCTGGTATTAAAGAAGATAAAAAAGCAGCATTAAAATCTGCTATCAAAGCATATGCTCGTGAAATAATGATGAACGAGGAAAATGTAACTGGTGGTGGTGCTTCTTTTAGTGCAGGTTCTGGTGAAAATTATGCTACACCATTTGCTTTTGGAAAGAAAAAGCCAAAAGGTGAAAATAGAGCAGTAAAATTTTTAAAAAAAATGGGTTGGACGGTAGCGGATTTAACGCTACCTAAACACTCAAAAATGTTTGATTATAAAAAAATATTTGAAGCTGTAGGTGAATTTAAAGTAGGTGATAAAGTTAAATATGAAAACCAAGAATGGGAAGTATTAAGTATTCTTTCTAATGGTTTGGTTAGATTAAAAAATCTTAAAGGATTACCTGCTACAAATGTAATGCCTAGTAAACTTGAAAAAATAAAAGAGATGAAATTAAATGATATGATTGAAGCCGGTATACTTAGTGAAGTATCATACGGTAAATTTAAAAAAGAAGTAACGTTTAGAACAAAATCTGAACAATTACATAAAGCAATTCGTGAAGTAAAACGTAAATTATCTGAAATTGATCGTATTGTTGAATATACATCTCGTATGAAGCAAGAATTAAGTGAAGGAGAAGAAGGAATAAAATATTGGAAAGCAACACAAAAGAATGTTGCTAGTATCTCAGAAATGGTTAACCAACTTAATAATAAAATTAAAAACTTGAACCAATAATGGCAAAAGCAAAATCAGCCGCATCTTCTCAAAAAATCTCTTTTGGTAAAAGAAAATCAGGTCCAACTTCAGGTAAAAAAAGTTATGGCCCAAAAGAACAAAGACCAAAAAAATATAGAGGACAAGGAAAATAAAAATTAAAACAATGAAACAATATATCAACGAAGCTAAAAGAATGCAAAAATTGGCTGGCTTAGAAGTCAAAGATGATGCAAATACTGGTTTAAATGAATCACAAATTCGTTCATTAGTTAGAGAAATAGTTGAAGAAGCTGTATACTCTAGTGGTGATGTAAATGCTATTTTAAAAGCAGCTAAAGAAGCTATTGCAGCCGGTAAAACAGTAACCGTAGACGAAGACGGAACTCCAGTTAAAATAGATAAAGTAGTACAAGCTTTTGGAGCACTTCATAGAGGAGACGGTCAAAAATGGAAATACAACGATAGAGAAAATATTTTCATTAAAGACTTAATAGGCGAACCAGAAAGAATAAAAATTGATGGTAAACCAGCTGAGTTAAAACCAATGGAAGATAAACCAACTGCACCAAAAGCAGATACAAGAACACCAGAAGAAAAAGCTAAAGCACAATCCGCATTTGATGATAGATATGGTCCTAACGGTGGTGTTCAAACAGCATTTGGTAAATACACAGGCGATTAAAATAAAATATAAATGAAAAGTATACAAAATCAATATAACCAGTTATTAGAAGGAAATATTTCACAAGCGAATTTCATGAGAAATATCCGCATGACTTTTCCTCAATTTATCACTAATGTAACCAACTTTGATGATTCAGTTAAAATCCTTAAAAATAAAGGTATTTTATCTGAGGCTAAAAAAGAGGAATCTCATAATTGCAACCCAGTTGAGGTTGATTTAGGTTTAAGAGCTGAAGTAGCTAAACATGGTGGTGATGTTGAAAAAGCTAAAAAAACTGTTTATGCTAATTTGAAGAAAAATTCTTCTTATTATAGCCAATTAAACATATCTGGTAAAGCTGTTGAACCTGAAAAAATTAAGGTAAAAAAAGCTAAAAAAGCTAGTGATGTTGATACCGAAAACGGTATGAAAAAAGTTAAAGAAATTGTAAAAGAATCTGCTGAATTAGAAGAAACAGGTTTAAATTTAGCTCCTAACGAACAACCAAACGAAGCAGTAAAACAAGCCGCTCAATTTATTGATTTAAACAATCAAGTAAAACAATTCTCAGGTGATATTACATTACAAAATCATAATGAAGATGCTGTTTTAAAATTTGGATATTGGGAAAAATTACCACAAGGTGTTTATGAAAAATTATCAATTCAATTTGATATTGAAGAAGATATTCTTGATGACGAAGATACAGGAATGAAAATTGCTTATATCTTAACCCCAAAACCATCTCAATTTAGAACTGGTGAAAGAGATTTAGGTGCTGCTTTTGAAAAATTTAAAGCAACATTAGAAGGTATTGTGCGCGAAGTATTAGAAGAAGAAAATAATAAATAATGAAACAATTATTAGTAGATCATATCCCATTCCACGTTGCTAAGTTATCTTTAACTGAAGGTAAAGGTAATGGTGATGGAAGAATGTATGTAAAAGGTAAACTTCAGGAAGCTGAAGTTAAAAACGGTAATGGCCGTGTTTATCCTATGGACATTCTTAAAAAGCAAGTAGACGTTTATACAAAAGGACCTATTGCTTCTAGAACATCTACAGGTGAATTAGATCATCCAGAATCAGGTATCATTAACTTAAATAACGTTTCACATCTAATCACAAAGGTTTGGTGGGAAGGAAACGATGTTATGGGTGAATTAATGTTATTAAATACACCTGCAGGTAAAATTGCACAAGAAATTGTATTAGCAGGTATCCCATTAGGTATCTCATCAAGAGGTATGGGTAGTGTTAAACAATTGGGTGAAACAGTTGAAGTACAAGATGATTTCGAATTATTATGTTGGGATTTGGTATCAGTACCAAGTACACCTAACGCATATATGAAATTAGCTGAAGGAAAACAACAATTAATTACAAAAGATTATAGTAAAGTAAGCAGCCTAGTTACAGAAATTATCTGTAATCAAACTGGTGTTTGCTCTCTTTGCTAAACATATTGAAACCCTTCGCGGTTTTTCATATCTACATATATTTATGGGTAGCCTAAAATGGACTACCCATTCTTATTGTAGTTCCAGGTATTATACAAATCCCTATTAAGCTTCCCACTCTAATAAGCTTATTTCCGAAATTAAATTTAAGGACAAAATGACAAACAAAGAATTGTTTAAGCAAGCAATTGCCGAAGCAAAAACTATTCGCGAAGCTGCGTTAGTTAATGCAAAAGCTGCTCTTGAAGAAACTTTAACTCCTCATTTACAATCAATGTTAGCTTCTAAATTAGAAGAAATGGCAAAAGATGAAGATGAAATGAAAGAAGAAATCGAAGAAGTAGCTGCCTACGAAGAAGAAGGCAAAGAAAACATGGATGAAGAATTAAATTTAGATGAGTTTTTAGCTGAATTAGAACTTGAAGAAGGTTCTGATGAAGAAATCAACGAAGCTAAAGAAGAAGAAGAATCCGAAGAAGAAGAAGAACCAACTGAAGATGAAGAATCTGAAGAAGGTGAAGAAGAAGAAGAAGAAAAGTCGGTAGCTGACTTATCTATTGAAGATTTAAAAGACATTATTAAAGACATCGTTGATTCTGAATTAGAAGCTGAAGAAAATGAAACTGAAGCTGACGAAGAAGGTGAAGCAGTTCACCAAAACGATACTGGAAATAATGACGATGCAATCAATTTAGATGATATGAGCTCTCCAGACGCTTCAGATGCTGAAATTAACTTAGAAGAATTATTAGCTGAATTAGATGCTTTAGATGAAGAAGATGCAACTGATGGCGAAGTATATGAAGCTAAGAAAGCTAAAAAAGACGATAAAGAATTAGACGAAGCTATTGCTACAATCGAAACTTTACGTAACGAATTGAATGAAGTTAACTTATTGAACGCTAAGTTATTATATGTTAACAAGATTTTCAAAGCTAAAAATTTATCTGAAGAAAACAAAATCAAAGTAATTAACTCCTTTGATAAAGCAACTACACCAAACGAAGCTAAATTAGTATTCGAAGCTCTTAACGAGTCTCTAGATGCTAAAGAATCTTCTAAAAGTATAGTTAAAGAAGGAATCATTAAAGGATTCGCTTCAAAACCAGCTGGCAATGCACCTAGCAAACAAATCGTTGAAACAAACGAACAAATTTCTAGATTCCAGAAGTTAGCAGGTATAACAAAATATTAAAAACAAAACCCAATTCATTTAAAAAATGGAAATTCAACAATTATTAGAATCAGCTAACCCTTACGCTCGTGTAATGGATACAGCTAACACTTTAGTCTCTAAGTGGACTAAGTCTGGCCTTTTAGAAGGTCTTAAAGGCGAAGTTGAGAAAAACAACATGGCTATTTTATTAGAAAACCAAGCTAAGCAATTAGTAGTTGAGAGCAACCAAACTGGTATCGGTGGTGGTGCTGCAACTTTCACTGCTGGTTTCGGTGAAAACTGGGCTGGAGTTGCTTTACCGTTAGTTCGTCGTGTATTCGGTGATATTAGCGCAAAAGAATTCGTTTCAGTTCAATCAATGAGCTTACCTTCAGGTCTTATCTTCTATCTTGATTTCAAGTATGGTACAGATAAGAAAAAATTCGCAGGATCTTTATATGGTTCTTCTGCTGATTTAAAATCAACTGATACAACTAAAGGTTTGTATGGTGTTGGTAAATTTGGTTATTCAATCAACCAATTCTCTCAATCATTTGCTTCTGCTTCAGTTGCTACTGCTTCTGCTACATTAGCTGATGTTAACTTTGACACAACTGTAGATTTAACTACTTTGAAAAAAGTAACTATCACAGATGCTGCAATCATTTCTGATTTAGATTTAGAAGCAGTACGTGGTACTTTCATCAGTGGTTCTTCTGCTGACGAAACTAAAGTTTTACCTCAATACACTAAAGTTTCTGGAAACAACGTTATCTACGTAGTAGATGGTGGTGCTAAAGAAAACGTAGTATTGTTCTTCAACAAAGCAAACCGTGATAACGCTCGTGGTGATTTCGAAGATAGAGCTGATTATAGCGTACCTAACGCTAATAGCGCTTCTCAAATCGTTATCCCTTCATTAGACGTTAACATGAAGTCTGAAGCAGTTGTTGCTAAAACTCGTAAGTTAAAAGCACAATGGACTCCAGAATTCGCTCAAGATTTAAACGCTTACCATAGCATTGATGCTGAAGCTGAATTAACTAGCTTAATGAGCCAATACATCTCTATGGAAATCGATTTAGAAATCTTAGAAATGTTGATCAAGAATGTACCAACTTCAACAACTGAGTACTGGTCAGCTCAAAACAATGTGGCTTGGAACGGTAGCGCTTTCGCTTCTTTAACAAACACATTCTACAACACTCAAGGTGGTTGGTTCCAAACTTTAGGTACTAAGTTACAAAAAGTATCTAACAAAATTCACCAATTAACAATGCGTGGTGGTGCTAACTTCTTAGTAGTATCTCCAACTGTTGCTACAATCTTAGAATCAATCCCAGGATTTGCTTCTGATGGTGATGGTGATAAAGCTGAATTCAATTTCGGTATCCAAAAGATCGGTTCTTTAAACAGCCGTTACAAAGTTTATAAAAACCCTTACTTCACTGAAAACATCATCTTGATGGGTTACAAAGGTGCTCAGTTCTTGGAAACAGGTGCTGTATTTGCTCCATACATCCCAGTAATGATGACTCCATTAGTGTACGATCCAACAACATTTACTCCACGTAAAGGTTTAATGACTCGTTACGCTAAGAAAATGGTTCGTCCAGAATTCTATGGTAAAGTGATCGTTCACGGTTTAGAAACTGTTTAATCTAATTAAACATACCCCGCTATAGTCTCAGTATTATAGTTCTAAAGAGCCCGACCCCGTAAGGTCGGGCTTTTTTTGTTAATATTTATTGGAAATAAACCGTTATATATGAGAGAACCTAATCGCGAACGAAAAAGTGAAATCAAATCAATTAACGCTGTTCAATTAAATGATGAACAGAAAGAAGCAAAACGATTAATAGTAGAAAATCAAATAGTTGTAGTAACAGGTAGAGCAGGAAGTGGTAAATCATTAGTATGCGCTCAAGCAGCATTAGATTTTTTAAAGAAAAAACAAATAGAGTGTATATATAATACACGAGCAGCAGTAGAAGTAGGTAAAAGTTTAGGATTCTTACCAGGGGCATTAAATGAGAAGTTTGACCCATATATGGAGGCGCTGTTAGAAAATTTAGCTAAATGTTGTTCTGATAAAAATGAGGTTGCAAAATTAGTACAAGACGAAAAAATTAAAGCATTACCTGTTCAGTTTATTCGTGGTAAAACCATTGATGATATTTTAATTGTTGAAGAAGCTCAAAACCTAACTAAAGGTGAAATGTTAGCTATATTAACACGTTTAGGTAAAAATGGTAAAATAGTAATCAACGGGGATAATGAACAAACAGATATTAAAAACCCAACAGGTGAAATGAATGGGTTAACATATGCTATTGAATTATCTAAAAAAATTGAAGAAATTCAATGGATTAAATTAGCAACAAACCACAGATCGGACCTAGTCGGTAAGATATTGGATTATGAATACGGAAAGTAAAGTATGTTCAATATTTATACATGACAAATACTAGTTTATAATGGCAGTTAACTTAATGCAACTATACGATACGTACCAAGGTGATGTATCATATCTTTCAAATGTAAAGGGCAATTGTCCTTTTGAATATTATACTGATGATCCTGAATTTTTACGCGATGCTAAAAGTGCTGCTAAGTACGTAGCTCAACGTTTAGGTACAGGTATTGGTTTATCAACATTGAATATTAGTGATTTAACTGTATATGCAGCATTTGAAGAAGCAGTTACTACTTATGGTAATTTAGTTTACCAATATAAAATTAGAGATAACTATATTAACATGGAAGGTTCAGAAACCTCTCCATTTTCAAATATAGGTTACACACATATATTAAGTGATGATATTGGTTCTCCAGTATCTTGGTCAGCTCCAAGACCAGCGAATTATGCTGAAGTAAACTACAATCAGTCTTACTCAGCATCTATTGATGGACAAGAGATCTGGGTTATTTCCGCCTCTATTAACGATTTTATCGCGCCTGATTTTAATTATATTAACTCATTTACTTTAGGCTCAGGATTTGTTGATCCAACCTATACTGGTTCAGGTGATTATGTAATGGACTTAAGTCAATTTGTGTACAATCAGTTTAATAGAACTGGAGGAGCAACAATTGTTACACCATATTATAATCCATCAACAGCATCTTTAGATGTTTCTGCTTATACATCACCATCATCATTTGTTGTAACAGGTAGTAATAATACAATTACAACTTTTCATGTTGGTAGTGGTGGGATTGATACAGATATAGATTTCTATATTGTAACTGGAAGCACAACAAATGAAACCGCTAAAAATATTGCAGACAAATTAACAGCAGTATCTTCAGCTTCATTTGGAACTTCAATAACATTTACAACAGGATCTACACCAACAACTTTAAATGTTTCTTCTTCATTATCTTATGCTAATATAACTAACTTTGCAGTTGATAACAGCACTTTATTTACAGGAGTAACATCAGGATCTACTTATAATATTCCTGAAGGATATTCTCATATCTATTTCTTTGTAACAACACCAGAAATTGCTGGTAATGGTTCAAGATTTACAGGATCAAATGGAACTATCCCTACAGTTTATATCCAAACAACTCAAGAAACACTTAATGATAAAATATTAAGTAATAATTTAACAACAATTAGTTCTGTTATTGCTGATGGATATGGTGCTGAGGCAAATGTGGGTGGTAATTATGATGTTAAAAAAGGTACTTTACCTTTAATTCCTGGTCAACAACACTATGACTTAAATGCTTGGGCTGCAGCTTCAGAATCATTAGCAGCAGGAGATACAATTGAAGTTAGAAGAGTATTTTATGAACAACCTCCAGCAATTGCACGTTATTTTGACCCATATGCTGGTACCGGTACTGGTGTTCAATCATTACTTGAAACCTTTGGATTTGGTCAGTTTTCTCCTGGTATTAACTTCTTGTTAATGCCTATGAATTTTGACTTACAAAAAATCCAATCAATTGAATTAAACGATACTATTAGACGTGCTGGTTATTCATTTGAATTAAGAAACAACCAATTAACTATATTTCCAAGACCTTCTATTGAACTTAATTTATTCTTTGAATATGTTAAAAAAAGTCAAAAGAGTTCTATTGTAAGGGATAAAAGAAAAAATGTTGTTACTGACATAATGAATGTTCCTTACAGAAATCCTGTATATATGAACATTAATACAGTTGGTAGAATGTGGATATTTAAATATACTTTAGCATTAGCTAGAGAGGTTGAAGCACATATTCGTATTCAATATTCTAGTACAAGTATTCAAGGTATAGGACCTATAAATGGTTCTGAATTGATTACAGATGCTAGAAAGGAAAAAGAAGATTTAATTACTGAATTAAAGGAAATGTTAAATGAAGTTTCTCGTAAGAGTCAACTTGAAAGAAAACAACAAGAAGCTGGTTTCTTAAAAGATACATTAGCATCTATTCCTTTACCAATTTATATTAAGTAATGGCTAAAGGAATTATAAAAATAGGAGGAACCCCGTCACCAACTCCCGTTAATCCACCCCCTCCAAAAGGTGGAGGAATAGGAACACCTCCATCCCCTGCACCAACACCATCCCCTGCTCCTCCTCCACCCCCTCCGGGCCCTGGTGGTCAAGCAGCAGCTACAGTTCAGCAATTAATTAATTTTGCTGGTATGAAGGTGGGATATTTTAAATGTGACTTAGACAACACAGTAGCTAATATGTATGGGGAGGCAATTGAAAAATGGTATTACCCTCCATTAGAAATAAAGTGTTTAATTGAAAGAAGTGCTTTAACTTATACCGATACTGATTATGGTTCTGATCCTACTCAAAATATTACAGTGAGTATACCAAAAACCACAGTTGAACAATTTAATTTTACACCAGAGGTAGGAGATATATTAGTTGATAGAGATAGATATTATGAAGTAACATCAACAGATGCTCAGTTTTATACAGCTGCTGGATCTCCTGTTACTGCACAAACTGCAAACTCAGCTGGTAGTCTTATTATATATATTTTAAATTGTTCTTTAACAAGAATGACAAAATTGAATATACTAGCATCATGATGAAATTAGAAAATTTATTAAACGAAATTTTATCTATATACAAAATAGAGGTATTGATAAAAACTAACTCAAATTATAATCAAGTATTGATTTATAATGAGGTTAGAGCATTACCTGGAGTTGTGGTTGTAACTGTACAACAAAGTGACTTTTTAGATAATAAAGCTACTAATGTAGCTGAATTTGCATTATTAAAAATAAAATATATTGTAACATCAACACCAGAAGCAGATATTCAAAAAATTAAAGTTGCAGCATCAACTACTCATAAAGTAGACGGGTTATTGCAATTTGTTCCTAGATTACAAACAATTGAAAAAGTAGGTCAATATTAATATGAAATTAACAGATATACTAAACGAAATTACAGAAGCTGAAATTGCAATTTCTGATTTATCTCCAGAACAAAAAAGAGAATTATATAAGAAAGGAACAATTTTAGTATCATTGCCTAAGGATCCAAATCGTCCTGAAATGACTGCTTCTCAAGTAATCAATTTACCTAAGATTGATAATATAAAAAGAAACATCATTCAAAATAAAAGAGAATTTGATGTATTTACCTTTTCTACTAATCCTGATATAGCTTCTACAGCTAAAGAAATCAGCAAATTATATAATCAATTATTTAGAGCAATGAATGCTTTAGACAAATTAATGGCCTTAGAAAAACAAGGTAGAATATAATGACTAGAAAAAGATCCATAGAAACAACTAAACCTTTTGAAGTAGCTCAATCACAGATATCTGCTTATGATAAAGCTATAGGTAAACCTGTTTCTACAACTTCTTTTACCCATAACAGAGCTAAAGAAATATCTCGTAGAAATGATAAAATAAAAGATTTTTCTGTTGGTTTACAAGATTTAGATAGTGCTATTACTTATTATTTTGATAATACTATTAAACCTCAAGTATTTCAAGATGGGGAGATGATTAAAGTTCCTATAGTGTATGGTTCTCCTGAAAGATGGAAATCAATACAACAAAATGGATTTTTAAGAGATTCAAATAATAAAGTTAGGGTTCCTATTATAGTATTTAGAAGAAACAATATTGAAAAAAATAGAAGTTTAGGTAATAAGATAGATGGTAATAAAGCACATTTATTTCAAGTGTTTGAAACCAAATATAATTCTAAAAATCATTATGATAGTTTTTCAATACTAACAAATAGAACACCTTCAAAACAATACTACATGTCTGTAGTACCTGATTATGTTACTGTAACATATGAATGTATTATATTTACAAACTATGTAGAACAAAATAATAAAATCGTAGAAGCAATTCAATTTGCTTCAGATTCATATTGGGGTGATCCAAAACGTTTTCAATTTAGATCTAAAATTGATTCATTTGCTACAACAGTAGCTGTAGAATCAGATAACGATAGAATTGCAAAAACAACATTTAGTATTACATTAAATGGATATATAATTCCTGATTCAATTAATAAAGAATTAGCAAATAGCGATATATTTTATTCTAAATCTCAAGTAGTATTTGGTTTAGAAACAACAATGGGTGATGTTGAACAAGTTCAAACTATTGGTTTAAGACCAAATGCAGGTGGTGGTTCATCATTTGTTGAAGGTTCAAATAACATTACTATTTACGATACAGCAGCTACTGATCTTGAATACTTACAAACAAATAATACAAGAGTAGCTACAACAGTTACAGCAAACCAAGCTGTATTTGTTGGAGTAAATATTTTAAATCCACCAGAAGGATCAAAAATCCCAGCTCCAACATTATCAAACTTCAATTTCTTTGCAAATGGTATTTATATACCAGGACAATCAATTGTATCGTTTGTAGATATAGGAGCTAACTTAGTATTAACAATAGACCCAACATCTTTAGGATACACATTAATCCCTACAGATGAAATAACAGTAATAGGTAAAGTAATATAATATGTCATTAATTAGATTAGAACAAATAGCAGCCCCATTAAAATTATCTGGAAATGGGTTAGAAATTACAGGAGATTTACTTGTAGCAAGTGGATCATCAACTTTCTATCAACAAACTGAATCAATACCTGCAGTTACTATATATGGAGATACTGTAATACACGATTTACCTGGAGTATCACCTGCTTCTTTAACAATAGATAACATAGATACTTTAGGAGACGAAACAACTCCTCAATCAGTTGACTTGGGTACGTTCTAGATCAATATTTATTAATAGACATAATACCATTAAAAATTTATATAAAAAAGTATGGCTCAAATAATTAAACATCGCCGCGGTTCGATAAGTAACGTAGGCACTCTATCACCTGTAAATCCTGGTGAAATTATATTAGGTACAGGCTCAGTAGGTAGTTTAAACGGCCCTGTATTATTTGTTGGTGATTCTTCATCATATAAAGCAGTACCACAATTATATTATGGTTCTTCAGTACCTAATATTTCAACTTATAGTCAATTAGATGGTGTATCTTTCTATGATACTACAGGTAAGAATCTTTACATCTTACAATCATCTGGTAGTAACCAACGTTTAGATTTAGCAGGTTCAGTAAGTGGAAGTACAATTACCCCAGCGGTAGTAAGTGCTTCTTATGTAAGCGTTGATACAAATTTAAGTGCTAGTGTTGTAACAGCATCTTATGCAAGTATAGGACATGCAATACTTTCTAACTTAGTAATGGGTGGGTATATCTCATCTAACTTGTTCCCAGAACATGATAACATGTATAGTTTGGGTAGTACAGGTAGTTACTGGAGTGGTGTATATGCAACAACCGGTGCTTTCGTTACTGCAAGTGGTTACTTTACAGGTTCATTTGCCGGAGATGGTAGTCAATTAACAGGTATTGCTACAAATTTAGTAGTATACAGTGATGGTAATATTAGTCAATCAATTAATTTAAAGACTCAAAACTTAAAAGTTTTAGGTACTACTAATGAAATTAATACTGCTATTTCTTTAAATAGCGGATCAGACGGATATACAGTACAAATTGGTTTACCTGATGATGTTACTATTGCTCAAAAGTTAACAGTATCTGGAGCTTTAGAAGTAACAGGAAGCTCATATATTCATGATTTACATGCACATTCTGGTTCATTTGATCATAAAGTAACAATTGGCCAAGACTTAGAAGTAACAGGTTCAGCATTTTTCCAAAATAACATTTCAGCTAGTTCAGGTTGGTTCTCAGGAAGTGTAACAGTAGGTGGTAATTTAACAGTAAATGGTACTTCAACAATTGTTAATTCAACAACAGTTGAAATTGGTGATAATATAATTTCATTAAATGGTACTGGTGCTACAAATGCCGGTTTGGTTGTTAAAGACCCAACTTCACCTTATACAGTATCAGGTTCATTACTTTGGGATTCATCAAATGATTACTGGATAGCAGGTCCGTTAGGTACTGAAAAAAGAATTGCAACTTTAAATGCAAACACATTAACAACAAATGCTTTACTGTACGGCAACTCAACAAGCCAAATAGTTTCAATGACGGCTCCTTCAGGTTCTGGAGAAATTGCTCAATGGAACGGAAGCGCTTGGACTATGAGTAATGTAATTGATGGTGGTACATTCTAAGATTAAAAATTAATTTTAATATAATTAAGAGAGCTCCAAACGGAGCTCTTTTATATTTATACGCGCCTGATTGATAGGTCACCGTAAGGTGCAAGTATATACTTTAAATTATCTGAGCGCTTATGTCTCGTCTTATTACTCTGCGTAGAACCTCTACGCCTGGAAAAATTCCTACAGTTGCTGACTTACAGTTAGGGGAATTAGCCATCAATACTTACGATGGTAAAGTTTATCTTAAAAAGAATGTTAATGGTGTTGAAACTATTGTTCAACTAGGAGAAGGATCTGGAACGTCAGGTGCTCAAGGCCCAACAGGTGCTACTGGTTCCCCGGGAGCAACAGGTCCTCTTGGCCCACAAGGTTCAATAGGTGATCAAGGTCCCCAAGGTATAGCAGGTCCTCAAGGTAATCAAGGACCAAATGGCGTTCAGGGATTTCAAGGATTAACAGGTGATCAAGGTTTAACAGGTCCCCAAGGCAACCAAGGTCCAATAGGTCCTCAAGGAAATCAAGGTCCAAAAGGTGATCAAGGTTTTCAAGGTAATAAGGGTGATAAAGGTGATCAAGGATTTAATGGTACAACTGGTGAACAAGGTATTCAAGGTGCTAGAGGTTTTCAAGGTGATAAAGGAGATAAAGGCGATCAAGGATTTCAAGGTATAAGAGGTTTTCAAGGTAATCAAGGTCCAAAAGGTGACCAAGGCTTTCAAGGAATTACTGGTAATCAAGGACTTACTGGAGATCAAGGATTTAAAGGCGACCAAGGTGATCAAGGTCCTCAAGGCGACCAAGGCTTCCAAGGTGATCAAGGCCCTCAAGGCGATCAAGGATATCAAGGTCCACTTCCATGGAATTTACCAGCTACAGAATATAATAATGGATTTTATTATGGTATAGGTGATGCTGTTATCTATCAAGGAGGATATTATTATAGAACAGGCAACCCAGGCAACCCAGGCTATCCTCCTCAACCAGGTTCAATAAACGCATCATGGACTCCAGTTGCAGATAAAGGTGAAGTTGGTTTCCAAGGCGATCAAGGCCCTCAAGGTGATCAAGGTTTTCAAGGTACAACGGGTAATCAAGGAGCTAAAGGTGATCAGGGTAATCAAGGCCCAACTGGTGCTCAAGGCCCACAAGGTAGCTTTGGAGGAGAAACATTTGACTATACATTTAGCACTAATACTTCAGATAGTAGTCCTGTTGATGGATTAGTTAAAGTTAATAATACTAACTTTATAAGTGCTTCTGTAATGTATATTAATTATCATGATGATTTAAATGTTTCAAATTATACATTTTTACAAACAATTGATGATTCGTCCTCTCAAATTAAAGGACACTTTATTATAAAAGAAAAAGCAAACCCATCTAATTATGTGATGTTTGCTATTATTGGATTTCACACAGAACATGCAGACCATTTTGATGTCCCTATAGCATATGTTTCAGGTACAACTTCCCTTACTGATAATCTAGATGTTTTAATTACATTTGCTAGAACTGGAGATAAAGGAGATACAGGTTTTCAAGGAGCTCAAGGAAGACAAGGTCCAACTGGTTTTCAAGGTAATGTTGGTTCTCAAGGCAACCAAGGTCTTCAAGGTATAAAAGGCGATCAGGGTAATCAAGGCCCTACAGGGTTTCAGGGTAACCAAGGCCCTATTGGTTTACAAGGTACTAAAGGTGATCAAGGTTTTAAAGGAGACCAAGGTAATCAAGGTCCAACAGGCCTTCAGGGTACTACAGGTCCTCAAGGTAACCAAGGACCTATAGGACAACAAGGTAATCAAGGCCCTAAAGGCGATCAAGGCAACCAAGGTCCTACAGGTATTCAAGGTGCTAAAGGCGATCAAGGCAACCAGGGTCCAACAGGTCTTCAAGGAACAACAGGCTCTCAAGGTAATCAAGGACCTAAGGGCGATCAAGGAAATCAAGGACCAACTGGTCTACAAGGTATAAATGGATCTCAAGGAAATCAAGGTCCAACTGGCGTTCAAGGAACGACTGGTGCTCAAGGAAATCAAGGACCAACAGGTTTACAAGGAACTACTGGAGCCCAAGGTAACCAAGGCCCTACTGGCTTACAAGGTACAACAGGCTCTCAAGGAAATCAGGGTCCTACAGGCTCTCAGGGTAACCAAGGTCCAACTGGACTTCAAGGAACAACAGGAGTTCAAGGCAATCAGGGTCCTACAGGTTTACAAGGAACAACTGGAGCTCAAGGTAATCAAGGCCCAATAGGCCCTCAGGGTAACCAAGGTCCAACAGGAAATACAGGAGCAACAGGACCTCAGGGTAATCAAGGTCCAACAGGTATAACAGGTAATACTGGAGGGATTGGTCCTCAAGGTAATCAAGGTCCAACGGGTTTACAAGGAGCTCAAGGCCGCCAAGGCCCTCAGGGTGATCAAGGAGCTCAAGGCCGCCAAGGCCCTCAGGGTGATCAAGGAGCTCAAGGCCGCCAAGGCCCTCAGGGTGATCAAGGAGCTCAAGGC